AAACAACCGGCTCGGTCCCCTTCACCGGCGGCGTCCAACCCAACCGGCATTCCAAATGTAGACACAGAACTGCCATGCCCGCCACTGGATGCCAGGCCCATTGGAACTAAAAATAAACAGCAGACTGCAGTGATTATTGGATATGAACGGATCAATGGAGAATGCAAAGCACAGCTCGACCCGTTGGACATACCAACGATTGTCGGCCTTTGGGCTCCTTCTGCGCCTGCTGCTTTTACGACTGCGGGGGTTGCCGCGATAGGCGTTACAAGTGCCATCCTCGCTAAACCATTAGGCGACATTCTGTTGAAAGCTGTCAAACCCATCGTCAAAAAGACGATCAAGAAAATTAAGGAGAAGCTGGGGAAGAAAGTTGTTGTTGAGTCGGCTTGGCAGCGTCGGAAGTTTCAGCGTTCGTTAAAGAAGTAGGTATTGAATGGATGTGGGGCGGCAAGACGCCAGGTGGATTAATCAAAACAACATCTGCACATATTGCTGCATACGGACTAGAAGGGTTAAAAATTACGCCTTGTTTCATAAGTTCTGAGCAATTTTTTAATCTTGCAATCTCGTAATTTAATCTGCGGTCAGCCAATGTTGCCTCCATAATCTGTATTTGTTTTTCTGCAGCTTTACGGCAAGACCTTACGTGATGACGATCAAGTGGAATAGAAATTGTGGCAGTAATTCCAGCGTTAATAGATGTATTTTGTTTCTGCCCAGTTCTTACCGGTTTTGTGTACAATACGTTGCCTGGGTTGTCAGGAATACCATCTGGTTGAGGATTGCCTTCAGGATCAAAAGCTCCCACTAAATCTAAAGTATCGTACACATTTTCGTCGTAATATTTCTCATAAGGGCTAGCCCAACCTGTCTGCCCATTAATAAAAGGGCTAATGTTTAAAGTAGTACCTTGGCAGCTAATTCCTGATCCATAAGTATTTGTAAATTGCCTTCCAGGTACATTTTGAATGGCCATATTTGTCACTGAGCCGCTACTATTCGCGACCGGAGCTGCAGTACCACTTACCTGAGCATTTACAGGCCCGGCAATAAACAAAAGAACCGCCAAAGCACGCTTCATTACTGCGTAAACACAGAAGTTGTCTCAGTTAAAGACTCTACGTCTGTTTCCCTGTTGATCAATGTGTGATTTGTAAGTCCTGGGCCGTTAAGTGTCTCGGTCATTTGAAACGCAGCCCCTGGTGTCACGATATTCCAAACAGGCTTGGTGGATGGGTCCAGGCCGGTCCAACGACTTGCCACACCGTTAATGCTGTTAGTCGTTGTAGTTAAGCCTGCCGGAGAGACTGCGCCACCAACAGGTGCAATGTTGGTCCCGGTTACAGACCACTCCCAACCGCTGCGATAATCGTAAGAATTGATGACTTCAACAACTTTGGTCTTGGTTTGAGTTGTACTGGTCAAAGTACCTGAGCTAAATGAAGGCACCACCGGGATTGCTTGAGCTGGGGCAGCTAAAAGCAACAACAGCAGGATTCTCACTTAACAGTAAGCTCCATCACCAGTTGAGCCACTGCCGCAGTGCCTGCGCCCCCTGCAGTAATCGACATCGCACCGCCAGAATCAAGCGAGCCCGCTAATGTCGCAGCCACTCCTCCAGCTTGGGTCAAAGTGCTCCCAAAGGTTGGCAATGCAGGCACAACACCTGCAGTAACTGTTGTTGATAAAACTGTTGGAGTATTATCGCCGCCTAAGAATGACTCTGAATATGAAAAGCTGTCACCAGCAGTAGTAATAGTAAACACGCCAGGAGTGTAGCCAAGAGCGGTCCCTGCGCTATAGCTCCCGAACTTAGGAGCAGTACCCAAAGTGACGTTAGAACCAGATACAGATAGTGAAGAGCCGATGCGATTTGCTTGGGATGCTGCGCCATCAACAGTTAGCGAGATCGACGATTGAATTTTGCTTGTAATATCCGCCGAAGCAGGACTTACTGCAAAAAACGTTAGGCACGATACAAAGAGAAAACGCCTCATTTTGGTTTGGACGCAGGGGTTTGTTCTGCGATTGTAGGCGGCTCATCTTTTTTCTTGCCATTGCTCGCTCGCTTAATATTTACTCCGAAGGACGTCATGGTGCCTGTCAGCAACGAGGCAGGGAATGTTGGGTCCATTGCTTTGACATAGCCCAGGTAGTTGAGGCTGAGCATTGCAATCGACCATGTAAGAACAGCAAGCTTTACGAAATCCGCCAAAGCTGTTGATTCTGGTTCGTGCTCCTGCTTAACCTGTTCTTCTGCCATGATGTGCGGTAATTAGGTCGAAAAGTGTGGTAGAGGTTTGGGCGGCTATAGCTGGGGCAAGCGTCGGAGCGTGTGCCCTAGGCATTAAAAGCGCAGGCCGTGAAAGCCAGCAAGGTCGTGACTCGTTAGTGCGCCTCACAAGTTCTGTAGACAATTTAAGCTCTCAGCTTGATCTTTTACGTCGAGAGCAAACCACACTCCATGCTGAGTTGTTTGGAAGGCTTAGCGATGTTGAGCGCAGCGTCGCCAGGCTTGAAGGCATACAAGACAGGAACTAGACTTCCGGCACATACAGGTCTCCGATGCTTCTATTAATCCGACCGATCCTGTTTCGTTTCTTGCAATCTGATGGCGTCAAGAAATTAGTCGTTGATCTTTTGACTGCATATTGCAAAACCACTGACAACACTGTTGACGACAAGGTGGTGGATTTTGTCAAAGTCAACCTATTTCCAGGGACTCGCGTTGAGAAGTAAATGTGGGTTTGGGTCGTAATTATGCTTTCCCTGCTTCCCTTCTTCCATTGGTTCCGTGGCACTCCTCACCAACTTGCCGCTATTAAAGAGCTTGAAGAATCCCTGCCTCAAGAGCTACTTGAGGAAGATGCCTCCTGGGTTGATGCGTGGAAAGCATCAGGCATTGATCAACAGGTCTACATCCCTTACTTCAGCCAGCTCGACAACGGCAGAGAGGGTTACCGCGAATGTTTCTCAAGTGCAGCCGCGATGGTTGCAGCGCATTTTTCGCGCGTCAAGACAGATGATGAGTACAACAAAATCCGTGACAAGTTCGGGGATTCGACCTCTGTTGAGGCACAAATAAAAACGCTTGAGAGTTTGGGGTTGAACGCTGAGTTTCGGACTGATGGTGACGAGGAAATGATCGAGATGGAAATTGAAATGGGCAGAGTGGTTTTAGCAGGGTATTTTCACCGGGGCGATCTGCTGCGCGGTGAGTCACCAATGTGCAGTGGAAATGGATGTGGTCATTGGGTGGTTGTGACGGGCTACACAGGAAAACACAGTAGTGATCCTGGCTGGGTGGTTAATGATCCAAAGGGAAAACCGGACCTAGCCCGTGGAGGGCATTCAAGTGCTACAGGCGGTGAGAGAGCAGAGATAAGGCAATCAGAGTTCAAGCCACGTTGGCAGGTGGATGGTCCTGGGACGGGCTGGGTAATCTTGGTTGATGACCTATGAATTGGTCGTATATATCCGCCTTTTTCCAAACCGTGGTGATTTCATGTATGCACCCGTTGAACTGGGAAGCTTGTTTACCAGTGCAGGACTGGTTATTCCCCGCTATAGGTGATTTGATACAACTGAAGAGAGAGGGGATTTATGCCTCCGAAAAACGAGCCCTTGAACAGTTTCGACTGGATGGTGGTCGAACCAACGTTGAGTGAGCAGTTTGTCTTAGAGCGCAGTATTAGGGAGATTGAAGACTGCGACAACATTGATGTTTTGTCGCAGCTATGCGTAGCCATGGCAAGAGCCCAGTGGCACCAAGCCCGATTACTTAAGCAGGCCGTTGGTCACATTGCCCTGCTTGATGCCGTGCTTTCTGGCGGAGAGCAGAAGCTCTAAAAGCTTTTTCAAGTGCGGTTAGTTTTGGGTTGGATTCGTGCATTGTGTCCCTAACCCGTGCTTTGGCTAAATCGATCTGATCTTGAGGCCGCGTCGTCCAATGCAAATTTGCAGCCATGACTCAATTACTGAGGATTGGTCTCATCGCAGTTATAGAGACGTGTCAGATAGTTGTAAAGCCATTCCGCCTGCCATTGTTGAGAGTGGAAGCGGACTATGCCAGCGGCCTCAATGCGCCAGATAAGCTCTCCGTTTTTTTCGACCTGCTCAATGGTTGGCTTCATGTCAAAAGAATAGGCACGGTGTTTAGCCGTGCCCATTGAATCAATCAGAAATCGACTGAGCTGTTACCTGAGATCTGTTGCAGGTTGATCGAGCCAAAGTCGCCGTACTGACCGGTCTGACCCTTGCCGTTGAGGTAAAAGCCTTCAACCTCAATTTCTGCTTTTTTAGCAAAATCCCACACCTTTCCAGGCTTGACCCGATCACTTTCGCCAGCCAGCTTTTGCAGGTAAGACGCAAGCTCAAGGATTGATTGCTTGGTCACAAATAAGGACAACTGCTTGGGTTGCTTGCCTTCTGTGTCAAAGCGGTTTTCACCAACGGACCATTTAATTTGGTGAGTGAGAGCGGGGACAAAATCAGCCATCGAGATTAACTCCTTTAAAAAACTGTGAGAGAATTGTTTTGACCGCAGCGTTGCGCACGCCGCCGTGATTTTGATCAGCGTAGTGCTGAACATTTTTGGCTAGGACGGGGTCCAGCCGAACTTGAAAGTGCAGATGACGCCGTTCTTCATCACGCTTAGCTTGTGCTGTCTTTTCATCGTCAGACATCGTTCTTGTAACTTTGTAAGTTCTCTAGCATCCACTGCTGGTGTTTAACTGCAGTAAATGTTCCGCTTAACTTAGCATTTGCATCTAAATTAAAATGCCGTCGAAAGCCTTCGCAAAACCGAGCAAGTTGAGCTTCTGTTAATTGGTTTTTAACATCTTTAAGGCATTGATTCTTGACAGCCGTTGTGATGGCATCGCTGGGCTTAACAACGCCGTCAATCTTTGCCGCAGGTGTTGACGCTGCAGACGCAGAATCTCGCATGGGGTTTTCTACTTCTTCCCGTGCCCATAGCTGCCATGCAAGGCCAAAATGTGCTGCAGCAGCAGTACAAAGGCAACGCCGATGACTGTCCGTTAAATCACGGGCGCTGACCTTTTCGTAAGCAATGGCGTTGTTGCGGTTGTCCATGATTGCCTGGGGAAAGTCAGGCGTTCGTTCACCATTTGGGCCAGTGAAATACCCGAGAACGTAAGCCGTGCCGTTGGGCGCTTTCCAAACGTGACTGTTGTCAACGTAGTAAGTAAGATGAAACTGCCAGCCTGGGGCGTGATCATGCAGCAGGTGCATAGTGCGGCACCAATTGACATAATCGGCTTTGTAACTGCCGGTCCCTTTTTGACTTACGTCATCAGTTGTAATGACATTGCCAAGGTTAGGAAATTGCGGCGATGGTGATAATGGCGGAGGGTTGTTCGTTTCTGGTGGCATAACGTTTTTGAGCATTTAGAGCAATCACAGCCGCATCGTCTTCGAAGCAAACGCCCGTGCAACTGTCTAGGATTGCGCGGCTTAATTTGTCAACGTCGCCTATGCGTGCGGTGCAATGAGAAGGGGCTTTTGGCTTGAGTTCTCCGTTACTGCGGAAATGGCCTTTTGGTCTGGCAAATATAAAAGTGACCGAGACCAAAATGGGCTTATCTATCATGGCATACCAGCCATCAGGTAAAGCCTCAAGCGCGGCATATTTAACATCTTGTCGCCAAGGCTTGCAACGTTTGGAAGACTCCAAAAGAATGCCCCTGCCGACATGACGCTTGCTGCCCTGTGGGGCAGGTTTACCAAGAACGGTAAACGTAAAGCTGTTAGGGCATAAAGAATCCAAGAGAAGGAAAACAAGGTTCGGGACTTACG